TGCGATCATAACCTCCATCGCTGACTTAAACAGCTTAGCTGTGTCAAGTAGCTGGTCAACAGTTACTGAATCAAATGTTGGATTGTAAGTGATCTGAAGACCGTTGTTGGTAAATCCTACGTTTCTAAAATAGAAAGTACCAGAATCTTTTTCGTTAAGTGTATCTGTATAGGATTCTCCTGTTACAAAAGCACCTGCGGTTGATGTTCCTGGTTCTGAGTTCTCATATGTTGCATATCCTGCTGTTGTTGAATCGATGTTCGAAATAAACAACGGGGATGCACCTACGAGAATGTTTTTAGCATTACCTGTATTTTGTGCCATATTGTGTTTCCACCTCCTGGAATTCTTGAGTATTAAATTGTAAAATCAAATTTTAAATCTGGCTGGCTAGGCCTCTTTCCTCTTGGTATAATTCTATGCCATAAATAGTCAAAAGGCAAACCCTAGAGAAACCTGCCCTGACCATCTGTAATTCTTGAATACTTGATTTCTAGTATGACCTCTGCGGAGAAAAATCCCTGAAGCTCCTCAGATGGGGCAGTTGGGGATATATCCGCCACATATACTGAATGGAATTTAAACTTGTTTGATAGCCCAGACCATTTATTAATATCTCTAGCAGACTCATCCATTCTTCTAAATTCGTCAGTCATATAGTTTCTAATCTCATTAATATCGGCAATTGAGGTTGAATATATTGTGAAAAGTATTTGCTCACAACAAATCATCCAGTTATCTTCGTAGGACATGCCTATCTTGTCATAGACTATATGCTTCTTCCCGCTTAAAAATTGATTCATTTCGGCTGATTGTTGAACAGGGATAATTGGGACGATGTTCTCATTTAAATTATCAGACCAATATTCGTTCTCATCGAATATGTCTCTTGTATATAATTCTTTCCAAAGATACTTTCTAAGTTCTAGCATAGCATCTAGTTTATAGTTTGCCGTCACATTGCACCTCCAAATGACGCCGTCAATGCTGCGTCCGCCTGAGATCTTATTGCATTTGGTGAAAATGAATATTGAACTTTTTTAATGTTGGAAGGAACTCTTAGCGCCTTAGTCATGCTTGAATTAAATATTTTTTGAAATCCCGATCTTTTAATTGATTCATTAACTAGTCTTCCACTAAAAAATCTTGAGTGAGCTAATGTAAATTGATTACGTGCTGCAGATCCACCAGGTCGTCTAACTGTTACGGGCTTGCCTTTAGGCATAAATATTGTCTCACCATCAATTTCAAAAACTAGACGCTCTGTATTCTTAGGTCTAATTGTTAATGGCCTACCTTCTTCCATTACTGCGGCTTTATTTACAAATACGTGTCTACGTTTTCCAGTTGAATTTGGAACCATGGATCTAGATGGCAATAACTCATAATTGATTCTAAAGGATAGTCCGTCTTCAGATATCTTGTTTAATTTAAAAAGTCTTGCAGATTTATTTCCAGTCCTTTTCCACTCATAAACATGGTGAAGAGATTTAGGTTTTGATCTGGCAAGGGCATCTATATAGTTTCCAAAATCAATATTTATCTGATCAAATATAATTTTTGTAAATGCCGCTTTAAATCTGTCATTAGTTGTAAGCTTAGATATCACTGCTGCCTCATAGTATACAAATGCTGACACCTGAGCTACTGTGCTATCCTTTAGGGGCCCGTTTTGATTTGCGTACATCATTCTTTCTAGTCCGCTTGCTGCCTGAACCAACATTCCGCTATTGTCCAATTTGCTGATTCTCCGATCTCTTCATAGATGAGTTATACGCTATCACACGCCCAAATGGATCTGTAACTGGAGTTGTACCCATAACTTCAAATACGGTTGGCGTTTCGTTTGGAAAGTTTATTTCAGTCCATATAGTATTGCCTTCGGCATCTCTTATGTTTGTAACCTTTTCTCTAATAGTTAATCTTTCTGCAGTTCTTACTTGAACGACCTGATCATTTAAATACTTGTTTGAAAAGATTTGCTTGTCACTAGAGCGAGTTGTTGCAGAATTACTGATAACTCCTTTTGCATGGCAGGGTATTGTTTTATAATAATTCCACTCTCTTACTATTGCCCCAGTATCTGAATCTTGAATTTCAGATTGCCTATAAACATCTAGATTCATAGACAAGACAGAGTCTACGATGCTATTCATTATATGATCTCTACTTTAGTTGTTAAGACATAGTCGGCCAAAAGGGAATCTGCGTATGCATTTCCTGTTCCAGTGTATGCATTTCCTGTATATTCAAAATCCCAGTCAAAGGTTGATATTGTCTTTACATACTTATTTCTCCACATAATATCTTTAGAAAAATAATCTTTCATTAATTCTATGCCAGCAAGTTCTACGTTGTCTGGAACCTTTTCCCATCCAAATTTGCCTTGAACTTTATATGCAACCTTATCTTGAAAAACTCCAGGTGAATCATGAATGCTTGGCGGTACCATCCCGTTAGCAGTATACACAGTATTGTCAAGTAAGTCAGCTCTATTAATTTTAATGCCATATCCGCTTTCAGAAATTTCAACTGGATAGTTCCAGTTATTTATTTGATTAAGATTATCTATTAATAGAATTCCGTTAGCATGCAGTTTTTGAAGACTATATATTTTTGCTGTAAGAGGAAGTGTATCTGAGCCATGACCGTAAACTAATTGTAAATCATCATATAGGTAAAATTTTTGTCCAGTAAATTCTTCTATTTGTTTTCTAGCATATCTTTCTGCCTTTAACAAATCTTTATAGGATCTATAGTTTGGATCAGAAGAGTCTGTGCTAAATCCTAATTCAGCAACATGATTAAAATCAATGTATGGGGTTACTACGAATACGTCGTCGTATCTAGCAACACCTGTTCCATTTATCTGATATTCCCATTTCAATCTTAATGTTCTATTTCTATTAGTATATGAGTATGGAACATATACTGTATAAGACCCAGGATTGTTTTCATCTGCTACAGAACTTAATGTATCCAGAATTTGTGTTGGGCTAATAGCAGGACTAATAGATGGGTCATTAGTAACATCAAATAGTTTTACTGTTGGAAGAGCGTCAGCCTCTACAATGTCTCCATTCCAAAACACATTATGTGTTATTGGAGATTGTGAATTTATTAATACTTCTGCCATTTTAAAAGCCGAAGATTAGTTATAATACTCCTGAACTTCCTTTGGAGTTGCTAATCTAAAGCCCTCCTCCTTATCAAAAATTTCTTGTGCCTTTTCTTTATTCATTGCTACAAAAGGGTGATCTTTAGTAAATGTGAACCCCTGAATGTCATATCTAAAGTTAGCTCTTGTCATTCTTACTAGTACTGTGTTCTCTGGTTGCTCCGCCTTTGGATCAAACTTTGGCAGGACTTCTACTGACATATCTTCTTCTTCCATCTTATCCATGGTCTTGTTATATACAGACCAAGTAACGCCTTCTTCTGCGAGGGCGGCAATAACGTCGGCCTTGTTCTTTAAGCCATCTGTGTTAACTGCAAAATCTTCTGCAATCTGCTTTAGCTCAGATACTTTTAATGTCTCAAATGACATATAAATCTCCTATTTCTACTCCAAACAATTATAGCATTAGTAAATTAAAATGAAAAGCCCCCAAAAAAAATGGGGGCCTTTCGGTGATCTAAATCCTATTAATTAGGAAGCGACCTTAACGTTCTTAACAACGACCCAAGCGTCTGCTTGTTCGATCTGGACGCCTACACGAGTATACATTGTGTACTCGATAGAGTCCTTACGTGGCCAGAAGAAACGGTAAACAGTTACATCACGCTTGATACCAATAACTACGTTATTTGGGAATGTCAAGTGGATATCTCCGTGATTACCAGTCTCGCCTGTATAAGTGCCATCTTGTGCCTCTGGAAGAAGTGGAACTTCGACAATTGGAATACCAAATGCGAATGGTGCCACATATCCTGCTGGGCCTCCTAGTGGAGGAGTTGCGCCACGGATAACGCCAGAAGCGATATCTTGTGGGTTAGCTGATCCATCTGCACCCAACAATGATGTTGAATATAGATAGTCCTGAATCAAGTTTGAACCTGATAGGAAGCGAAGGTCTGCACGACGTTGCTTGTACTTACGTGGAAGAGCCTTAAGTGCTGAATTGAATACAGCACGTGAAACTCCTGCACCAGCGGCATCGACAACGTGACCGTTAGCCTTAGCCTTCTTTACAACACCATCAAATGCCTTGTATAGGTTATCTGTACCTGAAGCATTTCCATTGAGGACTACGTCTTCAATATCGTTACCTGCTTGTGTTGCCATCAAACGTGCAATATGATCTTCGAGATCAGCACCTTCAATATTATCTTCTAGAGATTCTGTTGAAAGCTCCCAATCTAGACGAAGCTTCTTTGTTGTAAGAGAGATCTTTGAGAAAGTAACAGCGGCGTTTGCGCTTGTGTCATCTCCTTCAGTAGCAAGCTTCATAAGCTTCTCGCCAACTGACATACGATCAATCTCAGTAGTATCGGCTCTCATTCGGACGGTACGTGCAACTTTACCAATTACGGTAGCATCGAACATGTAGTCTAGGAAGCGAGCTGATTGTTCTGGGTTTAGAAGACCACCATTACCTGCTTCTGCTGCACGGTGTACTCCACCTGCAATTGTGTTAGAAGCAAAAGTACCTGTTGCAGTTGTGCCTGCAGCAATGGTCTTTTCTAATAGTTCATTACTCATTTTATATTTTCACCTACCTTTTTTAGTTAAAAATTTCATTTACGGAACCGAGGAAAGAACCGTTCCACTTTGATTTTTTGATTGTTACTTCCTGAGACCCGCCAAGGTCCGAGGACTTCTTAATTGCAGTCTCTGATTCTACTGCATCGACACGCTTTTGTACGCCATCAGTCGTGTTTCTGATATCTTCTACAGCCTTTGAAAGTGCTGCATATTGTTCTGCCAATTCTGAAATTCGGCCATCTACGCTCTTGCTAAAGGATTCAACTGTTTCTTTAATAGCTGATACCTGTGCTGCATTTGCTTCTGAAGCCTTGTTTACTGTCTCTGAGAAAAATCCTTTAAGATCGCCAAGCATCTTTGCAAAATCAGGTTCATCAACCACAACTTCTGATACGTCGGCTGCTTTTTCTAGAGTTTCGGCAGAAGCGTCTGCTACTGCATCTGCAGGAGCTTCTTCAACAGCTGGTGCTTCCTCTGCAGGAGCAACTGCTGCTGTGTCTTCTACGGTTGCTTCTGGTGCTACTGCATCTTCTGCAACTACATTTTCTGTATTTTCTGACACTTCTTTACCTCCTTCTATGTCTGCCTGTTTTGCAATTTGTGTTTCAGGCAATGACAATCTTGACTTTTTGTGTAAATCAAGAATCTTATCTATTTCTTTTGCTTTGTTAACATCATTACTCTCTACCCATCCGATTAGCTCCGCTGGCTTTCCAGTAACTGGGGAGTCGTAAGATGATTCTGTTGAAATAAAAACAGAATCGCTTTCTGCACAATAAAAAATATTTTCAGTTTTTGTTTCTGCTGCAATTCCTTTGAACATTAGCTGGCCATTCTTTTTTTGAATAGACAAAATATTGCAAAGTTCGTTTGCTGGTGAATCTACTACAGAAAGTTCCATCAAAGAATATTCTTTAATAAATCTTACTGGTTTACCTGTAGACTTATTTACTTCGTTTTCTGAGTCTACAATCTTTCCGCCAATTGAAAATCCTGATAAAGTTCCGTCTAAAATTTTTTCCCAAGTGTCTTGTGCGCCCTTTGAGATGTATGCATCTACATAAACACCATTATAAAATTCTTTTGTTGATGGATCATAAAACATTTCTGGCTTAAATGATACCATTTTACCAACTGCATTTGATCCATGCATTTCACGAATGTTGCCACGAAAACTCTCAAATGCTTTTATTGAAGCTTCTGCAACAACTACATCGCCAGTCTGATCTAGATTATCTAGGGTAGCAAAGCCAGATACCGTACGCTTTTCACGGTTGACTTTTGTAAACGGCACGGACAACGTAATGCTGTCGTCATGCGAAGACCAAAGAGATTTCTCAATATTCATATAGTTAATTTTATAACGTTATTGTATATAAGGCAAATAATCAGTTGAGTAGGGTTAGTCTACCTGTCGTCCATCCCCCTGAGCATTTCGTCCTTCTCCAGAAACGTCTGGGGAATTTGCCGATCTCTCAGAATCTCTAGACCTAGTTTTACCAGCCTGTGCCCTAGCCTCTGCCTGTTGCTGTGGCTTTAATTCAACAACCTTATCTCCACCCTCAAGAGGAACCATTCCCATTCTAATTCTAACTTCATTAGGGGTAATTACCTGCATCCTCAAATATCTTTCGTCAATTTTAGACTGGGTATCTTCGTCAGTAAGAGTAAGCTCATTAAATTTAAGAAGTAAGGCGTCAGTCATTTCCTCAATAATTTTATTTAATTTCTTTTCTAAATTCGCTTGGGCTGGACGACACACCTGCTCTCTAAAAGTTTTATCAGCATCTCGTGCTACCGCCAAGTTGACTCCTTCGGGAGTTCCAATTTTATTAATAGGTACACGGTGAGATAACAAAATTTCATCTCTATTAGATTTACGATATACGTTAAATGAAGACTCTTGAGTACCTGCTTCGACTGGCTCCATCTTAAACTCAACCTTTGAATCTGGTGAATCTGGGGGAAGGGGAATATAGAGTGATCTATGATTTTTACCTCTTAAGCCAACCTGGAAAAATTCAAGCAATTTGCGCTCAGACTCTGATGACAATTTAGCACCCTTTACTGTGATAATATATCTAGGTACTGCCTTGTTCTCAAAGTAATCAAGGTTATATTTTCCAGCAAATTCGTTTCCAGCCATAGCATTTGAAGAAGCCACAATATCTGGAATACCATAATAGTTATTTGTTGGAGTATATTTCTTTAAGTGAATAATTTCATTGGGTCTTTCTATACCGCCGTCAATTGGATTTTCTGTTTTTAGATCTCCAAAGTTACGGAAATACACGGCCTTGCCGTAAAGCAACTGAATAAATCCATCACGCAACCTACGCACACGCATGGTCTTTGCAGGTATGTGTCCAATATATCCAATCTTTCCAGCAGATGTTCTGCCTATTTCAAGGTAGCCGTTGCCAGTTGCCTCAACATCTGTGTATGCCTTTATAAGAGTTTCTGTAAATGTTTCCTCTTCATTGCAGTCCTCTAGCCAATCGTAAAGATCTTGGCGAAGTCTATTAAGCTTTCTACGTGCTCTGTCTAAAGACTTATCATCTGTAATATTATCAAAGGCTTCTTGTGTTTTACGAGTTTCAATAAAATCATGACCTAGTCCAACAATGTTTGATACTTTGGCATTAATTGCTGAGTAGTTATATGGAGATATTTCATAAATTTTTGACAAATATTCTAAGTTGTATGGTGGCTCAACAAGGTCAAACATTGCATAGCCAGTGATTGCTTGCTGCAGTAGGTTTTGCTGTGTTGCTGTTCCATCAATACCTTGAAATCTTTTTTGAAGATCACGATTTAATTTACGACGAAATGTAGCGCCAAGGCCTGAGACTTTTGTTAGGTCTTCGCCCTCAATTTTAAATGGGTCATTGCTTGTAGCCTGTGTTGGAGTATTAAACTTCATCCAATCAGCCACATTAGATATTGCTATATCTTGTGAGTCATTATCTTCTTCGTATTGAATCATTACTGTCCTTTTACTCTTATATTTTTAAGTTCGTCCTTGTAGTTTCCAATATCAAGAGGATCTGGAACTAGGCCCCATTTAAGTCTTGATTCTTGCTCTGCGTATTCTTCATCATTAATTTTTCTTCTTGCTGAAAGAAATTTAGGCCCGCCTTCATATATACCGTACGAGCGAACTTCTCTAGCCAGAGCATCGATTCTGGATCGATTTCCTTTTTTAGACGTGACCGAAAGAAAGTTCCCATCATCATCTCCAATCCAGCGACCATCGGGCATTTCCCATACATAAACTCCCAGGGGAGATTCCTCAACTACAGACTGTTTTATTTGTTTAATATCCATACTGCTTTATTTTACCACTCTTTAGGGTATAAGTCCAGATTTTTGTCAAGGAAGATGACAAAATTATATACTTTGAACCACGATCCAGTCATTATCATAGTAGACTGGGTCTAAATATGTCACATCAAATGACTGATCTAATACCTCTTGTGCTGGTCTTCCGCAATATAAATTAAAGTGGGTCAAAACATCAGATTCCGAAAACGACCTATTGTACAAAGCTATGTTGTTGTATAGGTTGTCTGGCCCGCCAGAAACCTCATAGTTAAATTGAATTGGTCCAGTTACAGAAGAGGCTAAAACTAAAACAATATGATGAGGCTCTCCAGCGACCAAGAAATTGCTTATATTGGTCTGTGAGGTCTTATCTACCCCATTGACGTAAAAGGCGCTTATAGAGGCCTTGGAGACCGCTCCAGACCCATTCCAGGCATACTTCGTGCCAGTTGCTGGATCATAGAATAAGGTGTTTGCTCCATTTGTTTTAGGTGTAAAAAACATTTCTACTGTATTTATGTTTAATTCAGTATTGATATCAAATCCGCTGCCTGATGCTGGCCTAATGCCATTATTATAATGTCTTAAAATAGGAGAATAATTTAAAGATCCTACAATAAAATCATTGTTAGATTCAATATAACTATTTGAATTATCTGAATAAATAGTAGATCTGGAATAAAATTTAATTGAAAGATATGACAGCCTAGGCAAGAATTTACTTGCATCTGAGGTTTGCATTGTTACTCTAATATATAAAAGGCCTGTTGTATTAAATGCCCCCTTTTTATATTGTGGTATAGATCCTCCATTTGTGCAGTAAACATAATTGGTGCCATCCACACTAGTTTCTACTTGTACCCCTAATTCATTTCTCCACTCAATTTTAGAATCTGTAAGTCCAGATTCCATTGGAATAAAAATAAAATCATTAATTACAAAAGATTTGCTTTGTGTTGAAGTGGTTGGAGTAAAAGAAATATACTTTCCTTTATCGTCATAGTAGGTATTTGAATCTATAAAATTTTCCCATGAAGCGTCTACCCCGTATGTGTATTGAAATTCTATTCTTTTAGATCTGTCTGAGCAGGAAAACAAAACCCCTTCGTCTGGACCAACAACTTGAATTGGTTGTACATAATAATTTGCGTCTGCATAATGTCTAGAAATTATTGAGGGCTTTAGTCCATATCTATATACTGCAGGGGCATCCACCAAGAATCTGTCTGCTGGATCTATGCTTGGACCAATTTGAAGATTTAAAGAGTCGTTAGTAAATTTAAATTTTGGGGATATTGTTTTAAATCCAACCTGGGTTCCGTCAATAAATAAACTAATTGAATTAACTGAATATATGCCAACTATATGAAATGATTTTTTAGTATATGTTAATGCCCAGCGAACCTGCTCATCGTCAGAAACTCTAAAAACTATATCTCCGTTTTCCCAATATATTCCTATTTCGCTTGTTGTATCTGCAAACAGAGGCGTATACTCTGTAGAAGAAATGCTTGGACTAACCCACAACTCTAAACTAAAATCATTGTCTGAAGAGTATTTGTTTCCAAGCCCATTTGAAACAGATGAACCATAAAAGTCTTTTGATGTTGGTACTGTTATATAATCGGTATTTGTTATTTTTGTTCCAGATCCACCGCCTGGAATTATTGGCAACATATTTGTTGCAGGCGATCCTACATATGTGCCATTATTACCGCAGCCTGAAATATCAATAGCGGTAGTACCAGAGGTTTCGTCTAATGTCCAGAAACCTATAGGATAATCTTTTATTACCTTTAGTTGATAAGTCATAATATTATTATACTATATTTAAATAGTTGGGATTATTGTACAACTTCGACACCAGAGATTGTGAGAACGATTCCTCCAGGAATACTTGCTGAGGCAAATATGGTGTCTCCAGGATTTACAACTATTGTTACGTCGTGTGATTGAATTGACTTGTCGTTAATGGCCAGGTCTGGGAAAACCTTATTGTAATCCTGAGCATCTTGACCAGCTGGCGCAATATAGATTGCATACTTTAATGTTCCATTATATACGTTTGAAACAGCTATATTTTTAATGATTGCTTTGTTGCTAAATACTTTTAGTGGAGCTGTTGCTAAAGGAGTTAGGATTAATGGTCCAACAAATCTTTCTGGAACGTATGCCATCTACTCTCCTTAAACTATTGTCCATTTAGAAATAAGGTCTCTTTCAACCTGACCCATTTCATAATCACTTATAGCTCTGTTATAAATAATAATTTCTCCTAGATCAAACTGCCCGTATGTAGACAAATACCGACCTATTGCTTGTCCTGACATATTTGATGGGGCACCATCTGAAGCTCCAAGAGCTACGGTTACTCCGTTTCTTCTAACTTCTCTTCTGTTATTTAAATTATCGTATCGTATAGCATAAAGCTCTGGCTGTCCAGGTGTTACTGCTGGAACGATTGAATTGATATCATCATTTCCAAAAACAGCTCTTAGCGATGTTGGAATAGTATATCCAAATGCTAGGTTAGATCTTGTAGCAGTTCCTTGTCCTCCAATAACAAATGAGCTTGTTGTTTTTGCTGTTTTAGTTGCTACATAAAAAAAGGTAAAAGAGCTGTTTGCAAGCCAGGAAAGAGTTGGGTCTGCAAATGTCATAAACTGATTGACACCATCAAATCTTAAAGCTGGCAATGAGTTGATTGCCGCTAAAATATATGTTGGCTGGTTTGCTGATGTATTTTGAACAAAGTTTCTTAAATATTGAGATCTGTCTTTTGCCAAAAAGCATTTGTCTCCAGCAGCTAATTCAAAATTATCTACCGCTGTTCCGTCTAACCACAATTGTAATCCAAACTGGCTGTATCTTGATCTTTTAAATAAGGATCTTTGTGATTCTAACATTACGCCTCCTGTAAAGATTCAAATTCTTCAGCAGCTGCTAAATTTGACTCTAGCTCTTCTGAAGTAAAATCTACAAGTTCGACTCTATAGACGGATCCTTCTAAAAAGTATGGGTCGCAAAATACCATCTTTTGTTTTTCTGAATCATGCTCTAAATATTCTAGAACCTGTACGAGGTTATTCTCTTCTTTAAACTCATCGTTTGGACCTGAGAGTGGAAAAGAGGTATTTGGAAATAAAGTCTGAAGGGTTCCAGATCTTTCTATCGTTTCTGAATTAAGTACAGCATAGTACATTTTATCCGTGACTCCATTCGGCCATTGGAACAATTGTTGCATAGTTTGTAGACTGATATCTTGTATCAAATGAGTACGTAAATGTTGATTTAAATAAATCAATATTTGCACCATTTGAATAGTTGTTTCCATTAGAATCTCTTCCATACTTTGCAATTCCAGCTGGATCTACAACATAAAGTCTCATGCCAACGTTTCCATCACTGTTAGAGCTTTCTGCGTGGAAAATAAACTTGTCTCTCTTGAAAGGAACTAATTTTGCGCCCCAGTCTGTGGAAGCCCATTGGCCAATGTAGTGTTTTGCAGGATCTTGAGTATTAAAGAAAATAACATTGATACCTGATTGATAGTAGTAGTATGGTGCATAGCATGCAAACCAGTTGCTATCCCAAGTCTGCATATAACGCATTCCATAGTAAGTTCCTTGCTCAATGCCGTAAGAAGTTGTATTGGCATGTCCGTTATAAGTTGTTAAAGTTCCAGAAGTTGAAGCAAAGTTTGGTGCAAATGTTGCATAGTGAGTTCTATGTGAAGGAACAAATCTTGCTATTCCAACTATGTTATTATCTCCCATAACAATGTATGCTTTTCTTCTTGACTCGTCGTAGCTTTGAGAGTTATTTTGCTGCCATTGGAAATCATTGTAGTAATAGTAAGTTGCTTGTGATAATGATGTTGGGGTACCAGCAGTTCTTGCCTCTGACATAAATCTGTGCATAGTTCCCGCTGTGTAGTTTTCTGGATCTAAATCTCTAGCAGTATTCTTCCATACGTGAAGTCTGTAGTTATTATTGTTATCTCTAGGCTCTAGAAGGGCTAAAGTACTAGTTCTTTTATTATAAGAAATAGCTGTATATCCAGTATTAACGTTAGTCCATGTTGCATATGTTGAGCTCATTGTAACGTGCTCTACTGGAGCAGTGCCGCTTCTAGGATAAATTCCTACAGTAGCGTTTCTGTAATAAATTGAATATCTTGGACGAACTCCTTCTCTTTCAATCATTGTTCCAAAGAATGGCCAGTACTCATTTACATAGTTGTACCAAACTGAGTGTGAAAACTGTGCATCTGATCCTGAAGCAGGAGCATGTCCTGGCAAGTGAACAAGCCAGTTTCCTTCATCTTGCTGGTAACATGTTCCTTTTACGGAAGAGTGACCTGTGCCTCTGGTTCCCTGAGAAGTGTTTGTATATCTGGCACCTCTATCAGGCCAATCTTGACCTTCTGTATCATCTCTTAAATATCCGCCATACATAGGCTGCATGTTGCTACTATAACACACAAATGCTGGTTCGTTTGATCGGTTTGTGTAAACACCGAATGTAGGAAGAGGG